TGGTAGGGTAAAATAGAATTTTACAGTAAGTTTTTATAGTAGATGGTCTACTAAGAAAACTTATATGAAAATCTTAAAATACCCTACCAACCTTTACCGATTAAGGAGGTAATTATTTATGAGCGAATTAACGCTTATTGAACAGAGAACGGTAAATAATGTTCTGGTGGACGGGTACTATGGTAGCGAAGAAGCGTGGTTTACCCGTTTTCAAATAGGTGAAGCATTAGAGTATTCAGACCCTATAACTGCGATTACGAAAATTCACAATCGCCATCCAGAACGATTTGAAGGAAAATCAGTAACTACCAAACTGGTAGGTACTGACGGTAAATCATACGATATGTGGGTTTACAACTTCAAAGGAGTCCTTGAAATATGCCGTTGGAGCAAACAGCCTAAAGCTGACATGGTGATGGACGCACTGTATGATATGGCTGAATCTGTTGTTAAAAAGGGCTATTATACGGTCATGTCCGCAGAAGAAACTATCAAAGCATTGGCTAAAGGTATGGAATATCATCATTTCATGGAAGATGTTGTATTTCCCGCTATTGAAATGCAGGACGAATTTACTTTCGATGGGCTTTTGGAACATTATTGTGGCTATCCCGTAAAAACGATGGATGATTTGAAACACGCAAAGGTCATATTCAACCAAACTTCTAAGGAGCGAAAACAACGATTGTCGGCACTGAAATACAATGTCAATGACTATGTGAATGACGATAATATGTACCGCCGTATCAACAGGTTCAAATGGTCAGCCCCGGAGAATAGAGGGCATTATAAGACCATCAAGGGTGTTCGTTGGTTCGATGATTTTATTATGCAACAGCTAAGATGAAGTAGATTTCATCGACAGCAAGGTATATAAGGAGGCCGCAAACTACGACTTCCTTATGCGAGGAAGGGGTGAACTCATGTTTTACATTTTATTTTGCTGTCTATGGTTTCTATGGTGGTGTATCAAGTCAATCGTTTTGTTTGCAATGTGGGTCACCTGGAATATCGTAGTCAGACCTGTGGTATGGTGCTTGTGCCTGCCATTCAAGTTAATATGTAGCCGTAAGTGAGTTACGGTTTGTCCAATGGGACTGTCTTAATTGACGGTTCCATTTTTTTTGTTTACGGAGGTATTTATGGATTATTTGAAATTAAAGCAGAGTATCAGCGGGGCAATTGCCAAAAATCCTATGGACGCTGCCGCCTATGAAGATATGTTTTCCCTCTTCCGGGATTATGAGAGTACGGAGTTCCGAACTGCTCATTTATGGAACAAGGATTTGCAGGAGGAAATCAGAGCAGGACTGCGGATGGCAGTAGATACCCGGCAGTTCAAACAGGCGGAGAAATTTGACAACCTGCTTTTCCGTTCACTGCTCTTCAATGCGCCCCATTTCTTTGACGCTTATTTGCAGGCAGTAGAGTATGGCAAGCCCCTGGACAAGAAATTCTACCTGCCCCGCCGTCATTATCTCAAGCGGTATGTGGACGGATACCAGGAAGTTCTTGAGGGAAAACTGGACTTTCTGTCCATTTCCATGCCGAAACGATGTGGTAAGTCTCAGCTTGGTATCAACTTTACGAATATGCTTTCTGGTAAATTTCCAGACCGTTCTACGCTGATGGAGGGTACAGGTGATGACCTTGTTCAGTCTTTCTACAAAGGTTGCCTTGAGTACATTCAGCAGCCGAATGATTATCATTTTTATGATATTTTTCCAGAGAGCAAACTGGTACAGACCAATGCTGATACGAAGGTTATCAACCTTCTGCACAAGTCCCGATTCCCTACGGTCATGTGCCGTTCTATTGACGCACGGCAGGTAGGTCTTTCGGAAGCAACCAACCTTCTTTACCTGGATGACTGCGTAGAGGGACGTGAAGAAGCGAAGAACAGACAGCGGCTTGATGATAAGTGGGAGGTTATTTCGGGTGATATTATCGGACGTGCCATTGAGGGTACGCCTATCGTTATTTGTGGTACACGATATTCTCTGTATGACCCTATCGGTCACTTGCAGGAGGAAATGCAGAAGCAGGGCAAGCGGTGCAAGATTATTGAAACCCCGGCTCTTGACCCAGTGACGGATGAGAGTAACTTTGAATACATTCGTGAGGGCAGGAAGGTTTTCACTACGCAGTACTTCCGTGACCAGAGAGAAATGCTTTCGGCAGAGCAGTTTGAATCAGAGTTTCAGCAGCAGCCGTTTGAAGCGAAGGGTATTCTCTTCCCGGAAGCGTCTTTGAACCGATACTTTGAACTCCCGGTAGACCGTGAGCCAGACAGTATCATTGCCGTCTGCGATACTGCGGATAAGGGTGCAGACTATTGTTCCATGCCGATTGCTGCGGTATACGGGGATGAGGTCTACATTGTGGATGTAGTGTTCGATGACTCCCCGCCAGAGGTTACGAAGCCAGAGTGCGCAAAGGCTCTGATGGACAATCTTGTGGTGGCAGGAACCTTTGAGTCAAATAATGCAGGTACATACTTTGCCAGGGATGTACAGCAGATTTTGACTGACCGAAAGTATGTCTGCAATATCCGAACGAAGAGGACTATCAGTAACAAGCAGACCCGTATTGAGTTTGCTTCTGATAACATCATCAAGCACTTTTACTTCAAAGACCCGTCACTTTATGCACGGAACAGTCAGTATGCCATGTTTATGAAGCAGGTGACAACCTATACCAGGTCTGGTAAAGTGCCGCACGATGACGCACCAGACTCTCTGTCTCTGCTTGAGAATGAACTGCGGGGACTGGTGGGAGCAAAGGTTGAAGTTTTCAAAAGACCGTGTTAATTTACACAAAAACTCTTCTAACCTTATATCAAGAAATCTCTTGAAATATCCATTGAAGAGTGCTATAATTACAATAGAAAATGTAGGATTGGAGGTGGCTTGCGTGTCTTTCGGTTTATACGGTAGACGCATGATAAAGTCTGATGAAACCGAAGTGACCGTTGAGAACGTAGTTGCGATTCTCAATAAGGCACTTCCTTATCACTGGGAGAATCGTAGTGAGATTCAATATCTGTGGTACTACTACAGAGGATTGCAGCCGATTCTCAACCGTGAGAAACAGGTTCGTCCAGAGATTTGTAATAAAATCGTGGAGAACCGGGCGAATGAGATTGTGTCCTTCAAGTCTGGTTACTTGATGGGTGAACCTCTACAGTATGTTTCCCGTGGCAATGGTGAAAATATCTCAGACGCAATCAATCAGCTTAACGAATTTGTGTTTGCCGAAGAGAAACCTGCAAAGGATAAGGAACTTGCTGACTGGTTCCATATCTGCGGTACGTCTTTCAGAATGGTTCTCCCGGATGAGGACGTAGGTGAAGATGATGACTCCCCGTTTGAAATCTATACGCTTGACCCACGGAATACCTTTGTGGTGTACAACAACGGTCTTGGGAACAAGCCGCTCCTGGGTGTTAAGTATGTGGTGGATGATAACGGCATAGTTCACTATAGCTGCTACTCTGACCATGAGTATTTTGAGATTGTTGAGTCCCAGATTATCAAGGTAGAGCCGCATATTCTGGGTGACATTCCCATCATCGAATATCCTTTGAACCTTGCCCGTATCGGTGCGTTTGAGTTGGTTATTCCCCTGCTTGACGCAATCAACCTCACGGACAGCAACCGCCAGGATGGTGTTGAACAGTTCATCCAGGCACTCATGCTTTTTCATAATGTGGATATTTCGTCCGATGATTATGACAAGCTGCGTGAGGAAGGGGCTATTAAGTTCCGGGATATTGACCCGCAGTTAAAGGCAGAGGTTAGTTATCTGACCAGTACGCTGAACCAGGGTGAAACACAAACCCTGGTTGACCATATGTACCAGACGGTATTGACAATCTGCGGTATGCCGAACCGCAACGGTGGTTCTTCCACAAGCGATACCGGGTCTGCGGTCATTATGCGTGACGGTTGGTCTGCTGCCGAAGCCAGGGCAAAAGACAGCGAATTGATGTTCAAGAAGAGTGAGAGGACTTTTCTCAAGCTGATTTTGAATATCTGCAAAACTCTGAAAGGCATGGACTTGAAGGTTTGCAATATTGAAATTCGCTTTACCAGACGTAACTACGAAAACATTCTGCAAAAAGCCCAGGTGCTTGACCTCATGTTGAAGAACACGAAAATTCACCCACGGCTTGCCTTTGAGCATTGCGGATTGTTCGTTGACTCTGACCTTGCATACACATTAAGTGCTGAATATGCAGAGGAACAGGAGCGTAAAGCACAAGAGTTGCTTGCAAAGCAGAATGAAGTAAAGGAGGGAAATTCCAATGACCCCGACAATAACGCAGGAAATGGTGCAGCAGATGGAAACGCTGCTCAAGCACGGGAGCAGAGTGGAAGTACTGATTGAGCAGGGTAAGATTACCATTGTTGAAATCAAGCGAAAAATGAGAATGAAAGAGTAAGCCAGGACAGAGGTTCTGGTTAGTCCAAAGGGACTGTGAGTGACGAACTCATAGTCCCTTTTTATTTTGCTTATGAACGACAAAACTTTTTCAGCGTATGTGACTACGCTTGATGAACTCAATGTACTGACTTCCACAAGCTACTATACCGCTTCTGGTAAAGACATGACCTCAAAGGTAAACCAGATTGCGGACGATTTACTGTCTTTGCTTATCAAGGCGTATCAGCAGGGCATTACGGCTACAGCAGATATGCTTGCCTATGACCTTGCAGCCGACATGGACTCCATGTATGACGCAATCTTCATGGTGATTGATGGTAAGACCTTTGAGGACAGAGTTGCAGACCATGTGATAGCAGGCGATTTGGCAGGGTTACAGACCTTGGCTGAGTCAGAGTATCACCGGGTATTCAATGCAGCCGAAGAGGATGGAGCCTATGTATTTCAGTCTGAAAGAGGACTGGGAGTATCAAAGAAGTGGATTACCGTCCGGGATGAAAAAGTCCGGGATACACACAAGTACCTTGAGGGTATGAGCGTGGCACTGGACGAAGAGTTCTACACCTTTGATGGTGACCATGCGGCAAGACCGGGCGGTTTCACAAAGGCTGAGAACAATGTAAATTGCCGCTGTGTGCTGCAATTTGAAACAGATACCTCACAGGATTGACCTGTAGATATGGTTAGGGAAAACCTAAATCGCAAACTCAGACAAGAGGATAAAACAGAAAACAGTGTGGAGTGAACCACCGATTAAACGCAAGGAGGACTTTTTATTATGAGTTATTTAAGTGATTTGCTTGGAGAAGCCTACAAGGAAGGTATGACTGAGGAAGAGATTTCCACTGCATTGCAGACCGCAGGAGCGGGACAGAGCAATGACGCTGAAATCAATAAGCTGAAAGCACAGCTTTCTAAAGCGAACTCCGAAGCCGCTGACTACAAGAAGCAGCTTAGAGGTAAACAGACTGCGGATGAAGCCGCTGCCGCTGAACAGAAAGCCGCTATGGACAAGCTGACCCAGGAAAATGCCGACCTCAAGCGTTCTTTCGCTCTTTCTGATAAGAAAGCGAAACTGATTGCTATGGGTTACGATGAAAAACTCGCTGACAGCACTGCTGTTGCAATGGTTGACGGTGATATGGATACCGTGATGGCGAACCAGGCTAAGTTCAATGAGTCCCGTGAGAAAGCAATCCAGGCTGAACTGATGAAGAAAACCCCCAGACCTGCTGCGGGTTCCGAAGGTACGGGCGGCATGGATTACGCAAAGAAAATCGAAGAAGCCCAGGCAAGCGGCAATCTTACCGCAGTTGCCTACTATACACGTCTGAAAGCGCAGGATGAAGCCAATCAGATGAAAGACTAATTTGGAGGTAAAAGACAATGGCAGATACGTTTGCAACCAGTTTTGAAGTACTGAATTACAGCGGTATGCTCTTTAACAAGGGCAATACCCGAACCCCTCTTAGTTCCATTATCGGTTCTAAGGCAAAGACCACTAACCACGTTGAGTTCGTGACCGGGCAGGAATATACTGCGGGCGGCACGGGTTCTCAGCCTGCAATCAGTGAGAACGCTTCTCTGACTGCCCCGGACGCTACTGTTGTGAAGCGTGAGCAGAAAACCAACGTGACTCAGATTTTCCAGGAGTCCGTAGGTATCTCTTACGGTAAGCAGAGCAACATGGGTACTCTGAGCGGTATCAATGTGGCACAGCAGCAGGGCAATCCTGTCAGCGAACTGGATTTCCAGGTTGCTGCAAAAATCCAGAAGGTCAACCGTGATATTGAGTACACCTTTATCAACGGTGTTTACAACAAGGCAACTACGGATGATGAAGTGAACAAGACCCGTGGTCTTATCCCGGCTATCACTTCCAATGTCCTTGCTATGAAGAACAAGCCCCTGGGTCTGTGGGACATTGCTGACATGGTGAAGAAGATTTATGGCGCAAATGCCCCGACTGACGGTCTGGTTCTGTGGTGTGACGCTGTGACTTTGTTCCAGGTCAACGCTGACGCTGTTCAGAATGGTCTGACTGTGGTTCCTGCTGCCCGTGAGATTAACGGTATCGCTCTTTCCAGTGTGGTGACTCCTATCGGTGTTGTTTACCTGTATCTGGGTGAGTGCCTGCCTGCGGGTACTGCAATGCTTCTGAACCTGGACGTACTCGCACCTGTATATCAGCCTGTTCCGGGCAAGGGTAATTTCTTCCTGGAGCCGCTTGCAAAGACTGGCGCAGGTGAGAAGTATCAGTTGTTCGGTCAGATTGGTCTTGACCACGGTCCCGAATGGTATCACGGCAAGTTCACTGGTATTTCTACCACCTTTGAGAAGCCCGCTTACAGCCGTAGCGTTTATGTGGCGAACGCCGCTGACTTCA